TTTTAAGTTGTTCTTCGGTTAGGTCTTTAAGCGCGGGAGTCATTTTGTCTAGTCGGCCTGTAGTTCCCGAGAAGGTGCCGTTGATCTGGGTAAGCGCCGTGTTGAGATCTACGCCGGTTGCGTTGGAAAGTCCAAGCGCAGCGGTCATCATTTTGTCAATTTCGTCGGTAGTTCTTCCGGTAGAAACCAGCATGGCTTCCATTCCGGTAACTGCGTCATCATCGACTCCAGCAAGCTTGGCAGTTGATGAAGCCAGGTCATCCAAAGCACGACGACCGCTTGACCCGATGGTTTGTGAGGCCGAAATGGCTGCGTTGAGCCTAAGAGACTGCTTTTCACTTTCAGCAAAAGCTTCTGCTGCTTCTAAAGCAGCTCCACCTATGGCTTTGAGCGCAGCCACTGCGCCGACTTTGGTCATAACCTCAAGAGAAATGCCGAACTTGCTCAAGGAATCTTCAGCCGACTTCATTGAGCTTTGAAGTGAGGTAGAGTCGCCGGTGATCTTTACTGCGATTTCTTCAACGGTCATGCTTTCTCCTCAAAACCAAAACGGGTCGACGTCAATTTCTTCTTCTTCAGGATACGCAGATTCTCGCCATGCTTGCCAGATATCATCGGCAGAATCTTTTTCCAAAGCACCAGCAGCGACTTGGTTTTCGGTAACCCTTCGCATCGATTCCTCTGCTCTGAGCCTTGGAAGCATCGTAAGGTAAACTTCAAGCCATCTTACCGGCAACTCCAGCCAGTGCGCTGGATTGCCACCATAGAACCGCTGAAGCCGTGCTAAGGCGTCTCCCCAGTCGGATTCAACTGCTTGTCTGCCGTCGTCACTGCTTCCTGGCTTCGCTTGACGACGGCCTGCCAAAAAGCAGTAAGAATGGCCGCCTTGTGCTTATAAGGCAAAGCCTTTGCGACTTCCGGCTCAAGACCATTAAGAACTCGACAAATCATGCCCTCAATTCTTTCCTCAAAAGTTTTTAAGCCAGCCTCGTCAAGCTGATCAAGTTTTGCCATGTCATCTAAAACCAACTGGCCATCTTTCCGTAGCCGTGCATTGTCGATCAGTCCGAAATCCTCATAGCCAAGCAGCTCATAACTTTTTCCTGAAATCTCGATGGTGTCTCGATCTGGCTCGACATCATCGATTCGTAAAACCATGCTTCCCATTTTTCCCCCCTAAACTCCCCTAGAAATATGCCGGGGATTTCTCCCCGGCTTACATTAAGAAACTGTAACTGCAATCGACTTCGGTGTCACGCTGACGCCGTTGGTGTCCTGAAGCCCAGCATTAACCACGACGGTGTAGGTTGTGGCAGCGATAGACGAGAACAAAAGTACCAAAGTTGGCGAAGTTCCGGCAGTTCCAGGCGTGTAGCTTGTCGGCACCTGAATGCTCTTGTCGGAATCTTTGATAACTTGGATATTCTGAGCAGAGCCGTTGGCAGCGTTGGTAGCCGAGGCCTTGGAGAAAGTCAAAGTAACCGTCTTTCCAGAGCTTGACCCAGTTCCGCTTACCAAGGTAAAAGCGGTCAAGTCAGCGCCGGTGCTGAGAACGACCGAGCTAAAGAAACCGGTAATGGTCGCTGCGGGTGCCGAGGTGTCATCGGTGCGAAGCCGGTTGCGCCAATTTCCGCTTGAGGCCAGGGCGAGGAAAGTTCCCTTGAAGCTCTGGCTTTGGAAATTAATCGTTTCTTTCTTGGTCTCTTCGCTAAACTCAGGCTTGGCAAGCTTTCCCTTGAAGAGCCACACGTACTCATAGGTCGGTGCGCCGGTTCTGGTGAGCTTGAAGCCGACTGCAATGTATGGAGGCTGGTCGGCGACGTTCTCAATGATTTGACCGGCAGCGTAGGTGTGGCCAAGAACTTCGGCATAAGCTGACGGCAGGATATCAGCGAGGTCAAACATAACCTCGATTTTGCCGATTGTTGCAGCGATGTGCTGGAGCTGGTCGTCGCCGTAAAGCGTGGATTGAGTGTCGTTCGGATTAATTCCGATTTTACCAAGACCAGCAAGCGCCTTAACGCTTCCGTAAGTCGGTGTTCCTCCAACAATGTCGGTGGTTTCGTCAAGGACGGCATACACGAGATCTCGTGCGCCAAACCTTGGCCGTTGATTGGTTGCAGGCATTTTTTGCCCTCCTTATACCAAGTCTTCTGATCTCACGGTTCGCCTAAAGCGAGCCGTTTTGTGGTGCATTTTTGCATCAGTCTCATAAAGGTCTGTCGAAAAATCCAAGTTGAACAAGTTGGCAGCCATTACAGAAGCCAGAGCATCAAAGATGGCACTGGTGCTGGTGGTGTTGTAAATGTCAAACGTCAAAGCCGATTCAACCGCCGTGCTTGCGTCATCAAAATATCCTGTTGTGCTATGTCCTGACTCAGAGTATGCCACAACTGGCAAAGTTGAGAAAGAGTTGGGGTATCCGTAGAAAAAGTGCGTCTGCCCGCCAATGGCCGTGGTAAAAGTTGAGTCAGCCAAAAGCTTGCCGGTGATCCAGGTCTTGATGTTCACGGTGAGTCCCCGGCTTTGCCTTGGGCAAACTGCGACATCTTGTTTTTGATCCAGACCTCGTTGGCATCAATGGCGGGTTGCAGAAAAGGGCGCGGGGCCATCTTAGAGGTTCCAAACTCTAGGTCGTAAGCATAGTCAAGGTTGGTTCCGACGTAAGCAGCGGTTGGCGATTCGTTTACAACGCGGTGAGTGATGCTGGCTCGTAGCCGTCCAGTGTCGACCGCCGGTGGATTGCCGGGAACGCTTGGATGGTGAGAGTTTGATCCACGTTGGTAGGAAACGCCGGGGTCGGTCTGGGTGTTGGTCATTGATTCCTTGACGTACCGTTCAACCTTGAGAGCGCAGTCGTTGAGAGCTTTCTTTTCGTTGGTGTTCAGATGCGAAGCGCGGTTTCTAAACTTGGCCTTGAGTGCCTCAATTTCTTTGGTTATGGTTGCGCGGTCAAAACCGATAGTGTCACTCATGCGCCGACTCCTTGGAGCGGGAAGAGAAGAGCTTCTGAATGCCTAGGCCAGAAGTTAACTCCTCGCACCTCGTAGGTGTGAGAATCAATGACCAGACGGGTCAAAATGTCGATTGAGGAATCTGGGTTGTAGTACATTCGGCGAGCGTTTGCCGTAAGGTCGTTGACGCCGTATATCTGAAGCTCAGATGTGCTTAGGCTGGCGGGTTGCACGTCGGCCATGATGGTTTTAAGCGTTGAGTAGGTAAAGTTCTGGATTCCTTCCGAATCTACCGAAACGCTGCGGGATTGAATGGTAACCGAAAAGGCTTGAGTCATCCGACAGCCTCCCGCCTCTTGTAGAGAGAAAGCATCCCGAGGGTAACCGGATCAAAACCAGTTGAGCCAGCAGGGAAAGAGTCGACCCAAGTCTGCGAGATGCCACCTTCAGTAAAGCTCTTTAGACCTTGAGACTGAGCGTCAAGAACTCGAAAGGTGGTAGACACCGCTCGGTTGGCAGCCATAGTGATCGCCAGAGGAAGCGAAGTCGCTGCACCTGCTGAATAACTGCCGTCTGCGGGCAAATAGTAGCCGGAGGTGTAGGTTACGCTGATGTCTCTAGCACCAGAAAAGATATCTGGAAAAGTTCCGCGCGTGTAGTAGTTTCCGATCCAGCCTTGAGCGCGGTAAAGTCGGCCAGATTCGCCATCAAGAACCACATCCGTTCCGATGTTAAGAACTACCCCGCCCAGTTTGCACTCAGAAAGTGTCTGGACAGGGTAGTTTTTCAAGAGAAGAGTTTGCGCGTTATTGACGGCATAAAGCTCTGTCGTGTGGACAGTCCTTTTAATCTCGCGGTCAAGGTAAGCTAGGATCTGATTGGAAACACCATTGATCAACTGCTCAAGCAGGTTGTTATGAGTTGTATCGGTAAGTCCAAGATCAAGTTTTACCAGACTTAGCGTGGTCAGGCCGTCAATAACTGCCATAGCTACCGACCGTAAACCGTGCCAGAGTTGGCAGGCTGAGAAACCTTGTCGCCAAGAATAATTTCAGAGCTTACGATGTTGGTGGGGGTGGTGCCTCCGGTATAGTCAATGTCAAGGGCGACATAAACGTATCGCTTGGCATTGGAGAAGTCCACATCGTAGCTGGTCAGTCCGGCGGTCTTAACATTCAAAGCGGTTTCAAGGGTAGCCAAAAGAACCGGGGTGGGGCTGGAGGTGCTGGACGCCGAGTTTGAGTAAACCTTAAGCGAAGCAACAGCGGTGGTTGGGGTTCCGGCAGAGCTGGCAAAGTTCAAGACCACCTTGCTTGACTGGTAGGCTTGGCGGTCAATGATCACCGAGTTGACCAAAGTTCCGTCATTGCTCACAGGAACAATCAAGGCTGCAGCAGCGGTGCGCTGGGGGAAATTGTTGGGAATGGACATGGTAC